AGCGATCTAGCAGACACTGTAAAAGCATTACATGCCGAAGTGGACGCACTAAAGAAATCAATTACTGGAGTATCCGAAGAAGTCTCTGCAGCCAAGCATGAGATTTCTGAAACAAGGGGCCAGTTTAATGAGTTTGGAAAGAGGGTCGACGCTGTAGAGCAAGACACTGCTTTCCGCAAATCTGGCGATCTAGGCGAGATCGTACAGGATCAACCTGAAACAAAGGTTGAAAAATCCCTATGGGGCGGTCGTTTCCTCAAAGCAACCGACTTATTTAATTAAGCAGATAAAATCACTTAGGAGGTGACAATATGTCGGAAGAGATTCAAAAAAATAATCCAGACACCGCAGGTGATGACTCAGGGCGCTATAACGCTGAGGGTGCATTCGCTTCAGGTGGAATTGGCGGAGTATCGAGTCCTGGTGCAGACACACTAGGAAACATTCCTACCGCTAGCTTTGGTGTGACAACGGGTCCAAATGCTGTAAATCCATCAGGAGATGCGGCAAGTGGTATCTTGCGTCCGGAACAAGCACGTCGTTTTATTGACTACGTGTGGGATGGTACTGTTCTCGCCAAAGACGGTCGTCGCGTAACTATGCGTGCAAACACCATGGAACTTGAAAAAGTTAACGTGGGTGAGCGTGTTATTCGTGCGGCATCACAGGGTATTGGTGACTACACCAACTCTGGCGCAACCTTTTCAAAGGTGGAACTTACTACAAAGAAGATCCGTCTTGACTGGGAAGTCAGCGCTGAGGCACTAGAAGACAACGTCGAAGGTGCAGCTCTAGAAGATCACTTGGTTCGTTTGATGACGAACGCTTTTGCGAATGACATCGAAGACCTAGCGATTAATGGTGACGGTGCCACTGGTAACTTCTTGTCCATCATGGACGGGTTTGTTAACAGGGTAAAGACAGGCGACGGACACGAGTACGTTGCTACCATTACTGACAACGCTTGGACTACAGAGGTTATGCAAGGACTACTCCTTTCAATGCCTCGCAAGTACCGTGCACTTAAGAACAACCTTAAGTTCTACGCGGGCACTGATGCATTCCAGGGCATTGTTAAGAACAATGGTACTCTTGCAGACGCAATTGCTGAGGCATTCGCTGGTACTCCAGCGGGTACAGAGCGTAACCGTCAGGCATACCTTGACGGACAGGCTCAGACACTGGGGACTGCTCGCAGCACCCGTGTTCTCGGTATTGACGTTCAGGAAGTTCCCTACTACCCAGCAGGTTATGTCGACTTGACATTCCCAGCTAACCGTGTATGGGGTTTCCAAAGAGACATTACCGTAAACCGCGAATATGTTGCTAAAAAGGACACAATTGAATACACCGTATTCGTCCGCTTTGGCATCCAGTGGGAAGAAGAAGATGCAGTGGCTTACGCCGATGCAGAGGCAGATGCCTAAACCATAAATTAATAATAATAAAAGGGCAGGGGCTTCGGCTCTTGCCCTTTTATTTATTCTGTTATAATATATATAGGCATAGGAGGAGTTAAACATGTCAGAAAATAATGATCAGGAAAAGTCCTCGGAAATCATTACCGCTAAATCTTCTGTTAAGAAAACGGATGGTGGGGGGATGAAGTCAGTGGGTCAAATTGAGACAGGCGCTATAGGAATCACAGATAAATCAGCAATCAAAAAGTCTACTCAAAAAGAAACAGTTAAGAAATCAACAAAAGAACCAACCGTTGCTATCTATTCTACAAAGAATGTTGTTTGGCAAGGTATTGGAAAAGTTGAAAAAGGCTTTAATATTGTAAAAGAGAAGGATGCGGAAAAGTGGCTAACTCGTAGTCACGTTAGAACCGCAACTCCAGAAGAAGTAGCAAGAGAGTACGGAAAATAGTATGGAATTATTGAGGATACCGTCATATCAGACAGATGCACTTATATCTGTATCCGGTGCATCTACTGGATATAATTACACTATCACAGACATGGCGGATCACTCAATAACAACCGGAACGGTTACATCAACCTCTGGCTCAAAAGTAACGATTTCAATGCCATCAGAGTATGATGGATCTTATATTGTAAATGTCGATAGCGAAGACCACTATATTGATGTAGTTCGTCCATACGTTGACCCAACAACAAAGGCCACGACAGCAACAGGAATTTCAGAGTATCTGAAAAGTGAAGAGCTAGCAAGGGCTATTATAGATTCGGTAATAGTGGAAGGTTTTTACTACAAGAAGCATGTTTTGGAAACAACCGGACTGGGGACAGATTACATACCATTATGGGTAAATGCTAGAAAAGTTATTAAGCTATATGAGAACAACGTTTTGCTTTTTGATGCGAACGACCCTGCAAGCTATAGTACCGCCTATAAGGTAACCCAGGACAGGACAGCCGTTGTTGAAGTTTATGAAGATAGAATTAACAGGCTAGAATCTGCACAGCTTATTATGCCAACAGGCGTATCAGATATTTTAGATATGAAGTATTCCTATCGAGGATTTCCTAGAACTTTTGACTATAGAATACTGCTAGCAGTCGGATACCCCAAAATTCCTGGAGAGATTGTTAGAGCGGCAGAGCTTCTTACAGAAGATATTGCTTGTGGAAAACTAGAGTATGCCGAGCGCTATATGAAATCTTATCAAACTGATCAGTTTAAAATTGGTTTTGACAATCGTGTCTTCGAGGGAACGGGGAATCTGGTAGTAGACAAAATCTTATCTAATTATGCTAAGTCTATTACAAGGCTTGGAGTCTTATAATGGATTGCGGATCTAAAGACCCACTCTACCCACTGCAAGCAGACATCTTTTACCCCGAAGTCTCTCAGGGTGCTTATGGCAATGTGTCAAAAAGATGGATGAAGGACAGAACTATTGTCTGTAGTCTTGGTCCAGCTGGTTCTAGGTTTAAAGAAGAGCTAACCCCAAACGTAGACATATCTATTGAGTCTATGCTTATTGGAAGATTTAAAGAGGACATTAGGTTTACAGGGGAAGACAGAGGTAAGGCTATGACAAACATTGTTATTAGCAATGTAAAGGATAGAAGCTGTCAAGACCTATACGTAGAAAGTTCTGGCATACGCAAAAACCAGTCTACCATATTTGAAGTTGCAACCGTTACTCCGCACATTGGGCCATTTGGCAAGGTGGAGTACTATAGGGTAATTCTAAAGAGATCAGAGAATCAGGGGGTAGACGTTTGATAGAGTTAAAAGTAAATACCAATCAGTTCATGAAAGAAATGGACTCAATCATGAAATACTCTATAGGATTCTTAGAGGGTGCTCAAGATGGAAAGACAGAGCTTCTTAAAACCATTGGAGAAAAAACTTCAGAAATACTTGAGCAATTTATAGACGCTAACGCCAGAGCAAACCCCTCAGTCTTGCACCACATCTACGAATGGAGTGAGGTTGGAAACCCATCTGCAAGACTTTTTAACTTAGAGTATTTTGTTGCTGGCGGAGGGCTAACCTTTAAGTCAACTTTTAGCCAGTCTTCATCGGTTCGGGCTGGCTCTAGCGTACCTTTTTATGATAAGGCAAGAATCATGGAAGACGGAATCCCGGTAGTGATAAGGCCAAAAGCCGCTAACGTCCTTTCATTTGAAGATGATGGACAGCAGGTGTTCACAAAAGGACCAGTGTCGGTCAGCAGTCCAGGAGGAAGCTCTACAAATGGAGGTTTTCAGGAAACGGTAGACATGTTTTTTAATTCTTACTGGAGGCAATCATTTTTAGAGACTACGGGAATCTCAGACATTCTTCGTAATCCAATACAGTTTAAGCAAAACCTTCCAAGAGCAAAAGCCGGTGGAAGGGCTAAGGGGTACGACATAGGCTATCGATGGATTTCAGCAGGGGGTGCTAGATAATGGCAGTACACTATCCACCAGTGTTTATTAACAACTACCTGGCAGAAAAGATACCGGAAGAGCTATCTACATACTTTTCTGGCGCTATGAAGTTTTTTCCCACACAACCTACTAGCATTGACACATTGACAGAAGAGTTTCCAGATTCTGCCGATGAAGTTTTTGCAGTTTACGACAGGATGTTTAGGCTTAGAAGAACTCCGTTCCCACATTGTCGCGTAGAGCAACTTCTTTATTACTTTTATAAAACTGCTGGCGGTATTGAGGCATTAATTGAAACAACTCAAGCTGTTCAGGATATACTAGATAACGGTAGTGATTCAACGGAAGACCTTAACTATTGGATAAAGGAAAAGTATTCTGCTGAATCAAAAACAGAGTTAGTGTTGCCATCTGAGATTAAGACAAGGCTAGATCGATATACCTCCGGAATGTCTGCAACAGAAAAAGAAGACTTTGTTATAGAAAATTCTAAAGAGACTGCAGTCGTATCTTTTGGAGAACAGGACTTCTTTTTGCCTTATTTTTATGAAATGAAAATATTCCACCTAG